CGCCGAATACGCCTATGCGCCCAACCCGGCCGCGACCATCGAGTACTACCGCGCCGACACCCCCGACAGCGCCTGGCGGCGCGTGCGCAAGAACGACAACGGCCGCTGGGTGCTGGCCGAGGGCAACGGCCTGCGCATCGGCGCGCGCGACGAATACCGCGACCCGAGTTTCTGAGTTATCCACAGCCAACCGAGAGAGAGACCATGGCACACATTGACATCGACGCCATCAAGCACCTTGAGGCGGACACCCTCAACCGCCGCTTCCACCTGCTGATGGGCCGCCTGTTTGGCATCGTCGCCGAATACAAGGCCGACGAGCCCGGCATGCGCGCCGCCAACGCCTTCATGGAGAGCGAGCTTGGGCAGGGCTGCGGCGTGCTGGACGTGGACGACGGCCGCATCATCATCGCCGACTGCGCCGACCGCGGCATGCTGGCGCACTACCAGTGGTACCGCGTCACCTGGGCCGACGGCATCCACCGCGACGTGTGGGCCGCCAGCGAGGCGCACGCACGACGGCGCGCCGATGACCTGATGGAGCATGAGTTCATCGAGCACGGCGCCATCATGCTCATCATCGCCACCGGCGCCTGAGTTATCCACAGAAAAGCACCTTGATTCTGTTGTAATAAGTTGTGAGAAGGCCGCTTTTGTGCGGCTTTTCCCTATCCCCGAGGAGTCATAGATGGAACACCTGAGCAAAGAGCAACTGGCGCGCATCGTGCGCACGTCGCTGGACCTGATTACCGTGCTGGGCGAGGCAGTGCCGAAGCAGCCGGACCTGATTCCGATGGGCCTGAACGCGATCCGAGCGCTCAAGGCGCAAGGCTGGCATTACGACCACAGCGCGCAGCAGTGGATGAATCCGGCGCTCGATCCGGGTTATTTCACGAACATGAAACAAGCGACCGAGGCCAATAACCAGTTGAGCGCCGAGAACGCGCGGGTGGAGCAGGAGAACACCAAACTGCGCTTCGAACTGGCGCGCGCCAACGAGGCGGCCGGCGATGCGCTCGGCGAGCTGGCCACGGCGCTGCTGCTGGACGAGGCCGTCAAGCGCCTGCAGTCTCGTTTGCCGAGCGATGCCGAGGCGCGCATGATCCGCACGCTGGCCAGCAAGGTGCCGTTCGCACAGTTCTCGCAGCCCGTTGCGCCGCAGCCGGCCACGGACGGGCTGACCATCACCCGCGCCGAGCATGAGCCCAAGGAGCGCCACATCCCGGAATGGCAGAGCTATTCGGTGACCACCAAGGACGGCTCGCACGGCGCCTGTATCAACGTGGTGCGCCGCACCGCCGGCCGGCTGGGCGACGACCCCAACTTTGCCGCGATCGACGCGCGCCTGCTGGCTGGCAACCCGCAGTGACGCGCGCACGGCCGGGAATTCGCGGCACAATGAGCGCCACCGCACAGACAGGAGGCGCTCATGTTGCTCTGGATCCTCGGCCCGCAGCTGTTGACGATGATGGTGAGCGGCGCGCCGCGCCGCGACAAGGAGGCGCCCAAGCTGCGCCTGGGAGAGCAAGAAGATGAGTCCGACCAATCCGACCCACCCGCCGAACCAGTACGTGATCGTGGGGACGCCAGGCAATGATGGCGCCGAGCTGGCGCGGCTGATGGCCAAGCACGGCATCGAGTTCAGCGTGGTCCGCCTCGAGGGCGTGCGCTGGATCGAATCGCCGGTGCTGCAGCCGGACCCAACCGAGCACCGCAAGGCCAAGAAGCGCCAGCAGCAGCAGGCGCTGGCTCGTCTGCGCAAGCGCGCCGGAGGCTACTGATGGAACGTCATGTAGGGCGAGGCAACACCGACAAGAAGCATGTGCGGGCTCGCATCATAGCCGGCACGATACCGCGCTGCACCGAGAAGGGCGCCTACGGCAGCAAGGGCGAGGCCATGGCCCGCGCGCGCAAGTCGATGGCCCGTCGACCCGGGCAGCCGCTCTCGGTGTACCAGTGCCGCGACTGCAACCGCTGGCATATCACCAGTTGGACTACCGGCCCGGACAAGCTGTACCCCGTTGACCAGAGAGGAGAGTGACCATGTACCGATACTACATCGTGATTCTGTTGATGATCGCCGTGGCGCTGTTCGGCTACTGGATGGGCTACCTGACCGGCAAGGCCGATGGCCGCGCCGAGCGCCGCGAGGAGGAGTAATGCGCGACGACCTCTACCTGACCGGCCAGCGCACGGCCAGCGGCGCACCCATCGCCATGGATGCCATCACCGCCATCCGCACCGCACAGGCGGTGCGCGCCGCCACCGGCACCGAGCGCTTCATCGTGCTGCCGCCGGCCAACCGCCAGCGCGCCCCCGGCAAGTGGACCTATCCGGCGGTGCTGGCCATGATCCACGCCAAGACATGGAGCCGCTGACCATGACCGTCTACGTCGATGACATGCACGAATCGGAGCTGGGCCGGCTCGGCTACATGAAGATGAGCCACATGATCGCCGACAGCACCGAGGAGCTGGCCGCCATGGCCGAGCGCATCGGCCTGAACGGGCGCTGGATTCAGAAGCGCGGCAAGCCGACCGAGCACTTTGACGTGGCCAAGGGCAAGCGCGCGCTGGCTGTCGCCGCCGGCGCTGTCGAAATCACCATCCGCCAGGCCGCTGCCATGTGTCGGCGCCGCGCCGTGACGGGTGAACTAGGCGACCCGGCCAGCGCCGAGGACTGGCACGCCGGGTTCCGCGAAATGGTCCGCGCGACGTGACACAATCCCCCGAAACGGAGGGATAGCAAGCGGGGGAAACCCCGCTTTTTGCATTGATTTAGCCGATGTAAGCGGTCAAAATCGCCAAAAATCACAAAGGTGGCGATATGGCTACAAGCATCGACCTGTCCACGCTGATCCCGCGCGACAACCTGGCCGCGCTGCTGCAGTGGGCGCGTACGCAGGACTTCCGGCCCGTCGCCAACATGGTGCGCGACAGCAACGATGCCATCCTGAGCATGGATATCGTGTGGCCGGACGGCACCCCCGGCACCTTCACCGCCGACGTGGTCAGCACCGACTTTCCCGGTGCGATTGACGCCTGGCACGCGACCTACCAAGGCTCCACCACCCGCACCGTGAGCCAGCCGCTGGTCACGCGCAACGCCACCGGCGCCGCCATCGCGCCGGTCCCGGCGATCACCATTTCGTGAGGTAAGCATGGGACTGCTCGATGCACCGGCCGCCTCGCCGGCTTTCGTCAAGAACCGCATCCGCAACTGGGCGCAGGCGTGGATGGTCAACGGCGTGCGCGACATCGGCGTGATGAGCGCCCCGCCAACCGTCACCTATCCCAACGTCAGCACGTCCGCGCTCAACGCCAGCTCGAACGCGGCCGGCCTGCCCGCCGCGGGCAAGTACCCGCAGCTGGCGATTGCCGGCGCCAACACCTATGAAGTCGACAGCGCCAACAGCAATGCCAACTCGCTGCGCGCGCGCGGGCCACTCAATACCGATGGCTCGGCGCGCGACGCCAACCTGATGCGTGCGCGCTTCAAGACCATCGTGCCGGCCTTCGAAGTGTGCTTCAAGGAGAACCAGGGCGCGCGCATCAATGCGCTGATCGACGGCCAGTTCGTCGGCCTCTACGACGGGCGCGTGCCCGCCGGGCTGCAATCGGGCAACACGCGCTACCTGCAGTTCAACTTCGGCACCGATGTGCTGTCGTATGGCATGGCGGCGAGCAACGTCGGCGCGGGCGGCACCGCCTATGCGGTCGGCGATACCGTGACCATGAGCGGTGGCACCTTCACCCGCGCGGCGACCTTCCGCGTGCGCGCCGTGTCCGGCGGCGTGGTGACCGCGCTGACGATCTTGGACCCGGGCGATTACACCGTGCTGCCCGCCTTCCCGGCCGCGACCACCGGCGGCACCGGCACCGGCCTGACCATCGGCACCGGCTTTCGCTTTCCGATCCACTCGGTGGCGCGCCCGCGCAATGTCGAGCTGCTGATCGAGAGCGCCCAGCTCTACGGCGTCAACTACGCCACGTGGGCGCCGGGCGAGGCCGCCATCACGCCGTACCGCTTCAACCCGCTGCTGCCCAAGCTCTACTGGTTCGGCGACAGCCAGGACGCGGCCACTTACGCGGTCTATGCCGGCGGCGAAGTCGGCTACCTGACCGCGCTGCGCCTGGGGATGGCCGACAACGTCATCATCGAGGCGCAGGGCGGCACCGGCTTCAACTGCCCGAACGGCGTCGCGCCCGCGTTCGAGCACGCCAACCGCGTCAATGCCATCATCGCGGCCGCGCCCGACGTGTGCGTCTTCCCGTACAGCCAGAACGTCACCGGCAACACGCAGGAGACCAGCCAGGCCGCGGCGCTGGGCTTCCTCACGCAGTTGCAGCAGGCCCTGCCGAAGACGCTGTTCGTGATGATCGGGCCCGCCTTCGGGTTCCAGTCCTGGCATCTGGCCGCAATGCAGTATGTGATGGCCAATGCGCCGGACCCGCGCCGCATCCGCATGGTCGACACCATCAGCGAAGGCTGGGCGGCCGGCGCCTCGTCGGGCTTCCTGAGCACCGACAACGTCCACTGGGGCGTGGCCGGCAACCATCAGTGGCGCTCGCGCCTGCTGGCCGAGAGCATCGGCAACGCGGTCTTCGACATGGTCCAGTAAAGCGAGCCGCCACGGTCCGGCGTGATGTTGTAGCATCGCGGGTATTACGACATCATGCCGGACGATGACACGCACTTGCCTCGAAATCGAGGAAGATACCGCACCGCTGACCCCCGAGGAACTGCAAAAGTGCCTCGCCGATCCCATGTGGCGGCTGTGCTCCGGGCGCCTCTACAAGATCATCGTCAAGGGCGATGACGAGGACGAGGACGGCCTGGTGCTGCCGTTTCGCCCGAACGTGGCCCAGCGCCGCCTCATCGCCCGCTTGTGGCACCGCAACGTCATCCTCAAGGCGCGCCAGCTCGGCTTCACCACGCTGATCTGCATCATGTGGCTGGACCACGCGCTGTTCAACGCCAACAGCCGCTGCGGCATCATCGCGCAGGACCGCGACACCGCCGAGGCGCTGTTCCGCGACAAGGTCAAATTCGCCTACGACAACCTGCCCGAGCATCTGCGCGACGCGATGCCGCTGGCCAACGCGACCAAGTCCGAGCTGCTGTTCGCGCACAACAACAGCAGCATGCGCGTGGCCACCTCGGTGCGCTCCGGCACGATCCACCGCCTGCACGTGTCCGAGTTCGGCAAGATCGGCGCCAAGTTCCCCGACAAGGCCAACGAAGTCATCACCGGCTCGATTCCGGCCGTGCCGAAGTCCGGGATTCTGGTGATCGAGTCGACCGCCGAGGGCCGCGACGGCGAGTTCTACAAGATTTGCCAGACCGCCGAAGCGAGCCACAACGCCAAGAAGCGCCTGAACGTGCGCGACTACCGCTTTCACTTCTTCCCGTGGTGGCAGGAGCCGGGCTATGAGATGGACCCGGACGGCGTGGTCATCACGCAGCAGGACCACGATTACTTCGAGCAGGTCGAGGCGTGGTACCTGAAGAACACCGGCAAGCCCATCCGCATCAGCCTGCGCCAGCGCGCCTGGTACTGCGCGACCCGGCTCGCCGACTTCACCGACGACGAACAGAAGATGTGGCAGGAATACCCGTCGACCCCCGAGGAGCCGTTCAAGGTGAGCGCAGAAGGAACCTACTACGCCAAGCAGATCGCCGCGGCGCGCAAGACCGGGCGCTTCAAGCCCCATATCCCGGTGCTGCCGGGCGTGCCGTGCTTCTCGTTCTGGGACATCGGCCACTCGGACGGCACCGCCATCTGGGTGCTGCAGGAGCTGGATCGGGAGTGGCGCGCGGTCCGGTTCAAGGAGGCGTGGGGCGAGCCCTACAGCTTCTTTGCGCAGTGGCTGCAGGGACTGGGCCTGACCTGGGCCATCCACTTCCTGCCGCACGACGCCGCCCACGTGCGCCAGGGCGAGACCAGCAACAAGAGCCCGCAGCAGATGCTGCAAGACCTGATGCCGGGCCACCGCTTTGACATCGTGCCGCGCATCGAGGACGTCAACTGGGGCATCCAGCAGACCCGCAACGTGTTCCCGATGCTGTGGTTCGATGAGACCGAATGCAAGGACGGCATCATCCATCTGGAAAGCTACCGCCGCAAGTGGAACCAGCAGCAGATGACGTGGGGCCATGAGCCGGACAAGACCGGCGGGCACTCGGAAGCGGCCGACGCGCTGCGCCAGTTTGCGCAGGCCAAAGAGGGCGGGCTGATCAACGTGCGCGCCGCGCCGGTCAACAAGAAGCGCCCGAAGGGCAATTGGAGGGTGGCATGACCCCAGCCTGGACTATCTGGCGCACGCGCACCGGCTGGCACGCACAGAGCGCGGACGGCCTCTGGTCGGTGCTCGCCGACCCCAAGCTGAGCCTGGACGACGCCTGCGCCAACGTCGTCATCACCCTGCGCGAATGGGGTCTGATCGGCGAACATGACAAACTTTCCTTCATATTCAAAGGAGTACCATGAACTTCGCACCGGAACGGGCGCGCCCCGCCATTGACCTGACCCGCTACGCCTTCGTGCGTGAACTGGGCGACATCCGCCTCTATGGCAGCTGGTTCTACCAGCCTACCGACGACAACTCGGACGACACCGAGCCGTGCCTGGTGCTGGTGCCGGCGTTCCGCCGCGGCATCCCGCCGTGCGTGGTGCTGCTGCAGCACGCCTATAAGTGGACCAATCCGCGCTATGCGGCGAAAATGTCGCTAGAATTCGCCAAAACGATGGGATTTGACTCTAACTTTATGAAAAACGCCCAGCGGATTCATGGCATGGTGTTCGACCATCTGCTGGACCTCATCACGATGCCGGAAGACCCGACCGAGACCGTGGTGGGCGCTTCCGGCAGCGTCAAGATCGGCGACGGGCCGCGCCGCTCGCTCGACATCCTTGACCACGTGCCCATCGCGCAGGCGTAACACCCGGGCCGGCCCCCAGTTTCGGGCGCCGGCCGTTATCCACAGGAGTGATCCGTGTTCGACTTGAACGACAAAGACGCAACCCGAGTGAAGCCGGCCCGCACCGACGAAGCGGACCCGCCCGCGGGCGAAATCAAAGCCGCGGTCAAGTCGAGCGTGCTCGATGACGATGCCCACATGGCGCTGCAGCGCAAGCTGCTGTCGTTCTACCGGCAGGAGCTGGACCGGCAGGAGGAGAACCGCGCCGAGATGGCGCTGGACGAGGACTATTACGACAACATCCAGTGGACCACCGAGGAAATCGAGGCGCTGCGCGAGCGCGGCCAGGCACCCACGGTCTACAACGTCATCAGCCAGTCGATCAACTGGATTCTGGGTTCCGAGAAGCGCGGGCGCACCGATTACAAGGTGCTGCCGCGGCGCAAGGCCGATGGCAAGTCCGCCGAGCGCAAGACCGCGTTGCTCAAGTACCTGTCGGACGTCAACCATAGCGCCTACGAGACCAGCCGCGCGTTCGAGGAAGCGGTCAAGGCCGGCATCGGCTGGCTCGAATGCCAGTATCAGGACGAGGACGACGGCGAGCCGATCTATTCCGGCGCCGAGAGCTGGCGCAACATCCTCTATGACAGCACCTACCGGCGCCTCGGCATGGAAGACTGCCGCTACGTGTTCCGCGTCAAGTGGGTGGACTTGGACGTCGCCGTCGCCATGTTCCCCGAGCGCCAGGCCGCGCTCGAGGAGGCCGCCACCGACGGCTTTGACACCTGGGGTGCCGATGATGAGGACGGCGATGACGCGATGGACTCGAACGAATACGAGCGCGCGATGTCGGGCGCCGGGCGCGATGCCTTCGAGTATTCGCGCCGCCGCGTGCGCCTGATCGAATGCTGGTTCCGCAAGCCGGTGACGGTGCAGAAGCTCAAGGGCCGCGAATCGGACTTCCGCGGCGAAGTCTACGACCCGAACGACGAGCGCCACCAGTTTGAAGTGGCCTACGGCCGCGCCGAAGTCGCCACCGGCCCGATGATGCGCATGCACTGCGCGATCATGACCACCAAGGCGCTCTTGTGCATCGCGCCGAGCCCGTACCGCCACAACAAGTACCCGTTCACCCCAGTGTGGGGCTACCGGCGCGCGCGCGACGGCATGCCCTACGGCGTGACCCGCTTCATGCGCGGCATGCAGGACGACGTCAACAAGCGCATGTCGAAGACGCTGTACATCCTGTCTTCCAACAAGACCATCATGGAAGAGGGCGCGGTCGAGGACATCGAGGAATACCGGGTCGAGGCGAGCCGCCCCGATGCGGTCATCGTCAAGCGGCCGAACAAGCAGCTCGAGATGAACGTCGACCGCGATCTGGCCCCGGCGCATCTGGAGCTCGCCAGCCGCTCAATCAGCATGATTCAGCAGGTGGGCGGGGTCACCGACGAGCTGCTGGGCCGCGCCACCAATGCCGTGTCCGGCGTCGCCATCGAGGCGCGGCAGGAGCAGGGCAGCGTGGGCACGTCGGGCATCTTCGATAACCTGCGCCTGGCCAAGCAGCAGCACGGCGAAAAGGAGTTGTCGCTGGTCGAGCAGTTCATGACCGACGAAAAGCAGTTCCGCATCACCAACAGCCGCGGCCAGCCCGAATACGTCAACATCAACGACGGCCTGCCCGAGAACGACATCACCCGCACCAAGGCCGATTACATCGTGGACGAAGTCGACTGGCGCGCCAGCATGCGCCAGGCCGCGGTGGCCGAGCTGCTGGACCTCGCGCAAAAGCTGCCGCCGGAGATTGTCATGTCGATGCTGGACCTGATGGTCGAATCGATGGACATCCAGAACCGCGACGAGCTGGTCAAGCGCATCCGCCAGGTGACCGGCCAGAAAGACCCGGACGCGACCGAGCCGACCCCCGAGGAAATGGCCAAGGAAGAGGCCGCGGCCAAGCAGCAGGCCTACAACGAGGAACTGGCCATGGCCACGCTGGCCGAGCAGAAGGCCAAGGCGCGCAAGGCCGAAGCCGATGCGCTGCTGTCCGAGGCCAACGCCGGCAAGATCGGTGCGCAGACCATCCGCGAGAAGGTGGGGGCCATGGTCGACGCGACCAACGCGGCGCAGGCCATCACTTTCCTGCCCGCCATCGCGCCGGTGGCCGATTCGCTGCTGGAAGAGGCCGGCTTCACCGGCGTGACCGTGCCCGGTACCGAGGCCGATCCGGCCGCCGCGCCGTTCTATCCGTCCACCATGAAGCCCAACGCCATGGGTACCGGCGGCGCCGCTGGCATGGCCGCCGCGGGCCTGCCGCCGCCCGAAGTGGCCCAGCCGCCGGCCAATGGCATGATGCCGCCCGAGGCAGTCGCATAACACCGATTTACTCACCACAGAGAGGAACGCAGCAATGAGCATCGATCAATCGATTCTGGATGACCTGACTCCCGAGGAGCGCGACGCGCTCAACGAGCCCGACGGCGGCACGTCCGCGACGCTGGGCGACAGCCTGGACAAGACCGACGACGACAACAAGGGCAACGACCATGTCAACACGGGTGCAGACGAGGGCAAGACGGGCGACGACGGCGCCGCTGCCGATGACCAGCCGGGTGGCACGGATGGCGACGGCGAAGGCGCTGACGACGCTGGCAGCAGCGACGGCGCTGGCCCTGGCGGCGATGCCACCGGCAACCCCAGCGATGCCCCGCTCGTCGCAGATGCGCCTGCGCCGCTTCTGGTAGCGGAGATGCCCGAGAACGCCGAGGCCACCTTCAAGGCCATCGGCGAGAAGAAGGGCAGCCTGCTCGAGCAGCACGAAAACGGCGACATCACCACGCGCGAGTACCACGAACAGATGGAGGCGCTGAACAAAGAGCAGCGCGACCTCGAGCGTGCCATCGACAAGGCCACCACCGCGCAGGAGATGCGCCAGCAGCAGGAAATCAACGCCTGGGTGGCGCAGGCCAAGGACTTCACGCACAAGCAGCACCCCGAGTATGCGACCAGCAAGGTGCGCTACATGGCGCTCGATGCGTTCGTGCGCGAAGTCGGCGCCGATCCGGCCAACGCCAGCCTGAGCGCGCAGCAGATTTTCGAGAAGGCGCATGCGATGGTCGAGGCCGATCTGGGCGCCGCGCCCAAGGCCACGTCCAAGGACGGCGGCAAGGACATCAAGGGCAAGGCCGGCGACGACCTGAACGCCGCCGGGCGCCCGCTCAAGGGGGCCAAGGTCGAGCAGCCCAAGACCCTGCGCGACGTGCCCGCGGCGGCGCCCAACGACACCGGCGACGCCGGCAAGTGGGCCGCGCTGGACCGCCTGCAGGAGAGCGACCCGGAAGCCCATGAGGACCGCCTGATGAAGATGAGCGAGGCCGACCGCGACGCCTATCTGGCGCACAGCCGCTGATTGACCGGGCCGGGCATGGCCCCGGCCAGTGATTCCACAGGAGAGCGCATGACCCAGCAATACATTGGCGTGAAGCAAATCACCGCTTGGCCGCAGGAGCAGGACGGCCAGCCCGGCTACACCGTCAAATACGCCAACGGCCACACCAGCTGGAGCCCCAAGGACGTGTTCGAGGCCGCTTACCTGCCGCTTGGCCACATCGAGGCGCTGCCGCCGCACGTGCAGCGCGTGGTCGGCGAGCGCGCCATCAATGACGACCGCCTGGCCAAGCTGCGCGCCTTCATCGCCGGCAGCGAAGTGTTCGCGGCGCTGCCCGAGGCCGAGCGCGCGCGTCTGCGCAAGCAGGCCCGCCTGATGACCGAGCTGTCGGAGCTGTTGGCCGAGCGCCTCGAAGCCATGGGTGCCTGAGATGGACGACGCCGAGGAGCTGGTGCCCTGCGAATTCTGCGGCCACCCGTTCGACCATGAGACCCTGGGCCGCTACGGCTGCCCCAACTGCGAAGGAGAAGGACTCGAATGACCCAAGCTCAAGAACAAGCCATCGAACAGGCGATTCAGGCCAAGGGGCTGACCGCGCCGCGCCTGAGCCCGGCCGATCTGGACGCCGCCATCCAGCACACCGAAATCGTCAAGCACACCACCATCAGCGGGCAGGTGCTGCGCTGGGCCGTGCTGACGCTGGACAACGGCTTTTCGGTGGCGGGCCGCCCCTCGGTCAGCGTGAGCCCGGCCAACGACAACGCCGAGATTGGCGAGCAGGTGGCGATTGCCAACACCCGTAACGACATCTGGCCGCTGCTGGGCTTCCGCCTGCGCGACCGGCTGGCCGCGGCCGAGCTGCAGCACGTGCCGGGCGCCATCGCCGACGAACTGTAACCACCGGGGACCGGGACCGAAATGCTAAAACTCGACATGAAGCCGGGCGAATCGGTGAAGATCGGGGATTTTGCCGTGATTACGCTCGAATCGAAGAGCGGCAACACGGCCCGCCTGTCGATCCAGGCCGACAAATCGGTCCCAATTGACCGCATCGACGGCTCGCCCAACGCCGCGCAGATGGCCGCGCGCGTGGGGTTGGCGACAAATGGTGCGTAGATAGCGTAAGTTGTTGCGAAATAGCGCCGCTGTGCCCTAGAATACGCGCAGCGATAGCGCAGGATGTGCGTCGTGAGACTCGATTAACCACTCATGAGGCACATCCATGACTACCACCACGATCCCGTTCGGCGATCCCAAGGCCGCTAAGCGCTGGTCGGCCGACCTCGCGGTCGACGTGCGCAAGAAGTCCTACTTCGAAGCGCGCTTCATCGGCACTTCCGAAAACAGCGTGATCCAGCGCAAGACCGAGCTGGAATCGGACGCTGGCGACACCATCAGCTTTGACCTGTCGGTCCACCTGCGTGGCAAGCCGACCTACGGCGATGCGCGCGTGGAAGGCAAGGAAGAAAACCTGCGCTTCTACACCGACCAAGTCAAGATCGACCAAGTTCGTCACTCGGTCTCAGCCGGTGGCCGTATGTCGCGCAAGCGCACGGTCCACAATATCCGCAGGATCGCGCGTGACCGCCTCGGTGACTACTTCTACAAGTTCACCGACGAGCTGCTGTTCATCTACCTGTCGGGTGCGCGCGGCATCAACCTCGATTTCATCGAAGACACCAGCTACACCGGCTACGCCGGCAACACGCTGGACGCGCCCGACGTGGACCACATCCTGTACGGCGGCGCTGCCACGTCCAAGGCCTCGATGGTGGTCGGCGACATCATGAGCCCGCTGGTGATCGAGCGCGCCATGGAAAAGGCCGCGATGATGCAGGCCGAAAACCCGGAAGTGGCCAACATGGTCCCGGTCAACATCGACGGCGGCGAGCACTACGCCTGCGTCATGTCCGAGTACCAGGCCACCGACCTGCGCACCGCTTCGGGCGGTTCGTGGATCGACTTCCAGAAGGCCGCCGCCGCTGCCGAAGGCCGCAACAGCCCGATTTTCAAGGGCGGTCTGGGCATGATTAACAACTGCGTGCTGCACAAGCACCGCAACGTGATCCGCTTCAACGATTACGGTGCCGGCGCCAACGTGGAAGCCGCACGCGCGCTGTTCATGGGCCGCCAGGCCGGCGTGATCGCCTACGGCACCGCCAACGGTCTGCGTTTCGACTGGGAAGAAGTCATGAAGGACTACAACAATGAGCCGGCCATCGCCGCTGGCTTCATTGCCGGCATGAAGAAGTCCCGCTTCAACAACAAGGACTTCGGCGTGATTTCCATCGACACCGCTGCCAAGAAGCACAGCTAATCGGTGGAGCGGGGGCGCTGCGGCGCCCCTGACCGCTGCAACCTGACACCCAAGGAGAATCATCATGGCAATCGTACAAAGCCCGTGGCCGACCAGCCAGCGCATGACGCCTGTCGCTTCGTGCGCGGGCGACGTGGTGGCCGAGCTGTTCGTCTTCACCCTGACCGCCGCCGTCCTGGCCCTGAACGACATCATCGAACTGGGCGTGCTGCCGGCCAACCATACCGTGGTTGACGCCACGCTGGTGCCGGACGATCTGGACACCAACGGCACCCCGCTGATGTCGCTGGACGTGGGCCTGATGTCGGGCGACGTTGGCGACAAGGTCTCGGCCCGTACCTGCGGCGCCGAACTGTTCAGCGGCTCGACCGCAGCCCGCACCGGCGTGGTCGAACGGATGTCGGCCAAGACCGGCTTCACCATCGCCGCGACCGGCGTGGACCGCTCGATTGGCGTCAAGATCGCCGCCGCGGCCGCCACCCAAGCCGCCGCCGGCACGCAGCTGCGCCTGCTGGTCTCGTACCGCGCCGCGACCTGATTGCGGGATACCCCGCGGCCGTAATCCCCGGGGGCCGCGTGCCCCCGGTTTTCCACCCAGAGCAGAGAGAGGACCGTAATGAAGATCGAATGTATCTTGCACCGCAAGGGCGGCACCCACGTGGAAATGCCCGGCAAGACCTATCACTTCGCCGAGCAGGCCGACGGCCGTCACGTTGCTGACGTCGCCAACGACACGCACATCGAGCGCTTCCTGGCGATTCCCGAGGCCTACCGCATCGCGCGCGCGCCGGGCGAGCCCGAGCCGGCCCCGCTACCCGTGCCGGTGGCCGCACCGATCCCCGCGCCAACGCAGGAACTGGCTTCGCTGGTCGAAATCGACCCGTCGCTGCTGGCCGCGCCTGGCTTCGAAGCGACCTACGACATCAACGGCCGCACCTACGCGCTGGCCGAATTCGTGCAGCACGCCTTCACCGCCTCCGGCATGGACCGCGATGGCTGGAACGAGATGGGCGAGGACGCGCGCGCGGTCAAGATCGAACAGGTCATGGACGACGTGGCCGACGGCGAGCTGACCCTGGCCGCGCCGCTGTTCCCGCCCGCTGCCGATGCTGCCGAGGCGCCCGCCGCCGACGACCGCGACGCGCTGGCCGCGCAGTACAAGGCCAAGTTTGGCAAGGCCCCGCACGGCAAGTGGGACGCCGCGACGATCCAGGCCAAGCTCGCCGACAAGGAGTAAGCCGCCATGCCCATCGCAGCTACTGAACTGCTCAGCCGGTGCGGCGACATCCTGCAGGACGTCACCAACGTGCGCTGGGCGGTGCCCGAGCTGCTGCGGTGGGCCAACGACGCCGCGCGCGAGACCATCCTGCGCCGCCCGGCCGCGCGTGCGCTGGCCAAAGTGCTGACGCTCGCCGCCGGCACCAAGCAGGCGCTGCCGGCCGGTGGCATCGAGCTGCTCGACGTGGTGCGCAACATCGCCGCCGATGGCACCACGCCCGGCCGCATCGTGCGCCGCGTGGACCGCCAGCTGCTGGACGACCAGAACCCGGACTGGCACAACCTGCGCGCCGCAGCCAAGGTCAAGCACTACACCTTCGATGAGCGCGCGCCGAGCATCTTCTACTGCTACCCGCCCGCGGTGGCCGGGGCCAAGGTCGAAGTGCTGTATTCCGAGCTGCCGCCGACGCTGACGGCCGCCGAAGACACGCTGGACATGGGCGCCGAGTACATCAACGTGCTGGTTCACTACATGGTGTTCCGCGCGCTGTCCAAAGACAGCGAATACGCCAACGGCGCCATTGCCGCCGCGCACTACCAGGCCTTTGTCGACGCCGTCACCGACAACAACCAGCAGACCACCGCCAACTCGCCCAACCAGAACAGCGTATGACCGACCTCGACGCCTTCCTGTCCAAGGTACTGCCCTACGCGCCGGGATGCCCGGAGCCGGTGGCCTTCGAGCACATCCGCAACGCCGCCATCGAGTTCTGCGAGGAAACCAAGCTGTGGCGCAGCGATGACGCGTTCGAGCTGGCCGACGACCCCAACATCCTGTGCGCGCCGACCGACGCCGCGATCCTCGATATCGAGCGCTGCGACTGGAACGGCAAGCGCCTAGAGCCGGCCACCATCGGCTGGCTCGATGACCGTTACCCGGACTGGCGCAGCAGCACCAACCTGTGGCAGGGCGAACCGAGCTGGTTCACGCAGCTCGCGCCCGACACCATCCGCGTGGTGCCGATGCCGTATGACGACGCCAGCCCGCGCACGGTCGGCGTGTCGCTGCGCCTCAAACCCTCCGAGGATGCCGAGCTGCTGCCGGACTTCCTCGCCGAGCACCACCGCACGCTGATTGGCTGGGGCGCGCTCGCCGGCATCCTGATGCTGCCAAACCAGACCTTCAGCGCCCCGGACCGCGCCCAGTACTACCAGGCCAAGTTTGACCAGGGGCTGGGGCGCAAGTCCAAGCTGCAGCAGAAGGGGCAGCAGCGCGGGCCGGTGCGCATGAAGGCCAATTTCTTCTAAGGAGCCGCGATGCCGGGCGCATCCGATTACACCCGCAACAACGTCCTGAACGGCATCCTGCGCGGCGCGGCGATTCCGGTGCCGACGCATACCTATGTGTCGCTGCACACCGGCGCGCCCGGGGTCAACGGCGCCAATGAAGTGCTGACCGCCAACTGGCCCGCCTACGTGCGCCGGCAGGCCGAGAACAACCTGGCCATCGGTGCCGGCTGGACCGCGGCCGCCTCGGGGCAGACCAAGAACGCGCTGCAAATGACCTGGCCCGCGCAGGACGGCGCCGGCGCCGTGACCGTGTCGCACTTCGGCATCTGGGATGCACTGTCGGGCGGCAACCTGATTGCCTACGGCACGCTGACCACGCCGCAGCTGCTGGGGCCCGGTGACGTGCTGGTCTTCGATGTGCAGACCCTGACCGTGACGATGACCTGATGCTGTACGCGCTCAACGGCTCCGCGATGAATGGCTGGGCCACCCTGTTCGGGGGTGGGGGCAGCACGCCGGACCTGAGCGCGAGCGGCACCACCGCCGCCGGGCACGTGGTCAAGGGCCCGCTCGCCAGTGCGGCGCTCGATATCAGCGCCACCGCCGGCACGGTGCTGGCGCGCCTGGCGAGCGGCGCGCTGGCGCTGGACCTCACCGCGCACCATGGCCTGCCCGACCCGATGCCGTTGCCGGGCGCGATCCACGCCGCGCGTGGCCAGATTCTGGTACCGCCGCGCGCCGCCGCGCTGCGCGTGGGCAAGGAAGGCGGCGTGCGCGTGGTGCGCGAGCGGCTGCCACGCGTGGCCGAACACAAGGAGAAAGTTTGATGCTGGGCGTCATGGAAAAACAGCCGGGCGACTTGATCGATTTCGACATCGACTTTTCGCGCTGGCTCACCGAGACCGACATCGTGACCACCGCCGTCGCCGTGGTGGCGCCGGCCTATGACGCGGTCACCAATCCGAGCGGGGTGCAAATCACCGCCGTGCAGATTTCGAACCCGGACGTCAAGGTCTGGTGCTCGGGCGGCGTGGACGGCAAGACCTACAAGGTGACGCTGACCGCCAGCACCAGCGAGGGCCGCATCAAGGAAGTGGACTTCCAGATTCGCGTGAAGGACTGCTGAGATGGCGCTGATCCTCAAAAACAACGCCATCGCCAAGCTGAACGCCGGCATCAGCACGGGCGCCACCAGCCTGACGCTGCAGGCGGGCCAGGGCGCGCTGTTCCCGACCTTGGCCACCGGCGACTGGTTCCCGGTGACGCTCTTGCGCAGCGACAACACGCTCGAAATCTGTCGCTGCACCGCGCGCGCGGGCGACGTGCTGACGGTCACGCGGGCGCAGGAAGGCACCGCCGCCATCACCTTCAGCGCGGGGGACCGGGTTGAGCTGCGCCTGACCGCGGCGGCGATGGCCGAATTCGAAACAGCAGGTAACGCGGTGGCCATGGCCGTCGCATTGGGGTAAGCCATGGCACAGAAATTTCTCAGTCTGCCGCTCAAGAGCGTGGGCGCTGGCGGCTCGTCCTTCGCTGCGGTGCCGGCCGCCAAGGCCTGGGTAATCCTCGGCTGCAACGTCGCCAACGCCAGCGGCACCGCCGGGCAGACCGTGCGCATCACCTACACCCGCTCCGCGGTCGAATACGAAGTGGTGCCAGCCGGCGCGCTTGCGCCCATCGGCGGCTCGGTCGACGGTATGGCGGTCAACGGCAAGGACGTGCTGATTCCCGGCGACGTGGTCAAGGTCTACGTGGCCAGCGGCACCGGCGACGTGTGGCTGTCCTACATGGAGATTGACCAATGACGTCGCGCGGCAACTCCGCGGCCGGCGTGGTTGTCACCGGCCCGCAAATCCAGCCTGGCGTGATCGATTACACGAAGCTGGCGGCGTCGTTGCAGAGCATGTTCGGCCAGGGCTTTCGCAACCGCCTCATCAATGGCGACATGCGCATCGCGCAGCGCGGCCTCGCCGCCAACGCACTGAACCCGAACAACCCGGTATTTGGCCCGGATCGCTGGTGGGCGGTGTGCCCGACCGGCGCCACCGCGACCTTTGGCGCGACCAGCGTGGGCACGCCGGTGCAGGGCGACGAATCGGCCTTGTGCGCGATCTACGCCGCCACGGTGGCGGGTTCGTCTGGAACCGGCGCCATCGTGCAGCGCGTGGAGAATGTGCGCCAACTGGCGGGCCAGCGCGTGACCGTGGCAGTGACCATGCGCGCCTCGGTCGGTTCGCCTCGCGTGGGCCTGACCGTCACGCAGAACTTCGGCACCGGCGGCTCGCCCAGCGCGCAGGTATTTGCCGTGAGCGATGCGCAACTGGTGGCCGCCCTCGGCAGCTCGCTGGCGACCTATACCTATTCGTTCGACATGCCGAGCATCACCGGCAAGACGGTGGGCTCGAACGAGGATTCCTATCTGCAGTTCCAGTTGAACCTGCCCAACAGCGTTACCACGGTCATTGTGACGCAGGCGCAGATGGAGTTGGGTCCAGTTGCCACGCCGTTTGAAGTGCGCCCCGTCGGTACCGAGTTGGCGTTGTGCCAGCGCTATTACCAGACCTACGCCGCACTTGATTCAGGCGGTGTCGGCACGGCATCTGCGTCTTGGGACGCGATCTGCTTTCCGCTTCCTGTGCCGATGCGCGCGTCACCGACGCAAACGTACACCGACGATCAGAGTACGGCAGGCAACGTAACGTGGCGATCCGCGAACGGCACGACTTTGGCGCGCGGCGTGCCGCAGGGCACAGGAACTACGGCCGCTGTGTTCTCGCTTTGGGATACGGCCGCGACGAAATCATTTTTTAGCGTCTTTAACATCAAGCTGAGCGCGGAGCTTTAACCGATGAGCTATCGAGGCAATCAGCCCCTTCTCGCGCAGGCGATGGCGCCCTACACCGGGCAGGCCACGTCCGGGCAGTCCTATATCCCGGTGCCCGGCGGCGTGGTGCCGGGCATGAACATCGTCGGCGTCGGCGGCGCTTGGCTGGCGCCGGGCGACTTCTCCGACTTGGATGGTGCCGGCATCAGCCTGACCGTGCCGATGGCGGCCGGTACGCAGTGGATCGTGATCGCGTTCAGCCAGAACACCAGCTATGTGCCGGTGGGCGGGCAACTGGCGGGCTTTCGCAACCAGCTGATTAACGGCAACTTCGACTTCTGGCAGCGGGGGACTTCGCTGTCGGCTGGCACCGGCGCACGCTATATCGCAGACCGCTGGAAGACGAATTCCATCGGCTCAACGATTGCGCCATCGCAGCAGGCCTTTGCACTAGGACAAACCGAAGTTCCGGGCGAGCCGCGCTATTTCCACCGCGCGGTGGTGGCGTCGTCTGCCGGCTCGGGAAACCTTGCCGTTATCCAGCAGCTTCTCGAGGGGGTCCGCTCGCTCGCCGGGCAGCAGGCGGTGCTATCGTTCTTGGCCAAGGCCGATGCCGCGAAAAATATTGCCGTCGAGCTTGCGCAGAATTTCGCAACTGGCGGCTCGCCATCTGCTCAGGTAACTGGTATCGGCGCGCAGCAGGTTTCCTTGACCACCATCTGGAAGCAATTCAAGGTTCCAGTAACCATCCCGAGCATCAGCGGCAAGACCCTCGGCACGAACGGCGATGACTCCGTTGAACTGACTTTCTGGCTCGATGCGGGCAGTAGTTTCAACGCGCGCTCGGCGAATCTCGGTCAGCAGTCCGGCACCTTCGATATCGCGCAGGTGCAGTTGGAAGTTGGCAGTGTGGCGACGCAGTTCGAACGGCGCCCGCTGGCCACCGAGCTGGCGCTGTGCCAGCGGTACTACTGGCGCCGCACTGCGGTCGGCACCAACGAGGCATTCGGCGCTGCTGGCTTTGCCTACGGTACCACCAACGTCCATGCCGAAGTCAAACTGCCGGTACCGATGCGCGCCACGCCAACCGTTGGTGCAAGCAACATCGGCGCCTTTTCCTCGGCGGGCGCGTCCGTGCTGGCCAACACCATCACCAACTCCGGCTCCAATGCCGATGTGCTGGCCTTCAACCTTGCCATGTCGTCGGCCAGCTTTACCGCCGGCAACGGCACCAACGCGTGTCTGATGTCGGCTGGCGCGTGGATCGACGCTAGCGCGGAGCTATAACCGATGACCCAAGCACAGAACCTGGCCGACCTGAGCCAAGCGGTGACCGCGGGCGGGCTGATGTTCCGCAACCTGCTGCTGAATGCCGGAGGGCGCATCAATCAGCGCGGCTATGTCAGCGGCGCGGCCACCAGCGGCGCCAACCAATACACGCTGGACCGCTGGCGTGTGGTCACGTCTGGTCAGAATCTGGCCTTTGCACTCACCTCGAGCGCCCAAACCTTGACCGCCCCGGCCGGTGGCCTGGAACAGGTCATCGAGGGCATCAACATCGAGGGCGGCACCTACTGCCTCGCGTGGACCGGCACCGCAACCGCGACCGTCAACGGTAATGCCGTGGCCAATGGTGGCAACTTCACGCTGCCCGCCAACACCGACGCCACCGTGCGCTTCTCGAGCGGCACGGTCTATCAGCCGCAACTCGAGTTGGGCCGGCGCCCGACGCCGTTTGAGCGCCGATCCATCGGCATAGAGATAGCGTTGTGCATGCGCTACTTCGAGGCGCTCGGTGTGAATGGCCGCAACGTCTACAACCAGGGCGCGACAGGTGCGCTGATGGACGTGATTTTCAACACCACCAAGCGCGTTCCCCCGACCCTTACCTATGTGGGCTCGATGCCGGCCGCGGAAAACACCAATACGCCAACGGCAGTTGGGCTGGATCGCTCCCGCATCGATGGCGGCCAACTGATCTGGACCGGCAGCGGCGGCCCGGCCGTGGGAACGTGCGGCCGCATGCTCAATGGCGGCACGTTGCAATTCAATGCGGAGCTGTAACCGATGACCCAAGGAGCCACCATGTACCAACTGCAACGCAATCCGGCTGGCGACGTGACCAGCATCCGGCGCCTCGAAGACGGCGCGTGCATTCCGCTGGCCGAGGGCAACCGCGACTATGCCGACTATCTGGCCTGGGTCGACGCCGGCAACAGCGCCGCCGAAGACCCGGCCTACACGCTCGAGGGCGCCAAGGCGGCCAAGAACGCCGAAATCAACGCCGCGCGCCTGTCGGCCAACCGCTTCACCTTCCCCGCCGGCGGCAAGGAATTCGCCTGCGATGAGCTGTCGCGCAGCGACATCGACGGCGTCAACGGCTATGTCACGCTCTTTGGCGCGCTGCCGGCGAGCTGGCCCGGCTACTGGAAGGCCATCGACAACACCCAGTTCCCGATTGCCACGCTCACCGACTGGAAAGCCTTCTACGGCGCCATGGTGGCGGCCGGCAATGCCAACTTCGCCCACGCGCAGGCGCTCAAGGCGCAGCTCGCCGCGGCGACCACGTTTGAGCAGGTCAACGCCATCAACTGGTGAGATGCCATGAACGCCGCCTTCTACAAGGGAACCCGCCCCGGCCTGCACGGGGTCTATAACCGCGCCGTGCGCCTGTGGACGCGCGGGCCCTACTCGCACTGCGAGCTGGTGTTTGGCGACGGCATTGCTGCCAGCGCCTCGCTCATGGATGGCGGCGTGCGCATGAAGCGCATCGACTTCGATGCGGCCAAGTGGGACTTCGTACCGCTGCCGTGGGCCGACGCGGCGCGCGCGCGGCGCTGGTTCATCGACCGCGACGGCATGCCCTATGACGTGCTCGGCAACCTGCGCTTCGTGGTGCCGCCGCTGCCCGATGCGCCGCTGCGCTTTTTCTGCTCCGAGGCGGTGCTGGCGGCGCTTGGCTTCGCCGAGGCCTGGCGCTTCTGCCCCAACGGCGCGCATGACATCCTGAAAACCCTGGAGCCCCAACGATGACGCTCAAGATCACCAATAACGCCGCCTCGAAGCTGGCCGCCGGCATCAGCAGCAGCGCCACCGCGCTGTCGGTGCTGCCGTCCGAGGGCGCCAAGTTCCCGGTGCTTGGCGCCGGCGAGTGGTTCCCGGCGACGCTGGTCAAGGTCGACGGCACCTACGAAATCGTCAAGGTGACGGCGCGTTCGGCCGACAACTTCACCATCGCGCGCGCGCAGGAAGGCACCGCCGCGCAGGCGTTCTCGCTCAATGACCGGGTCGAGCTGCGCATGACCGCCAACGCCTTCGAGGAGTTCCTGAAGAAGACCGGCGGCATCATGCTCGGTGACCTGACCCTCGCCGGCGACGCCACCGCGCCGCTGCACGCGGTCACCAAGCAGCAGCTGGACACCAAGCTCGCCAGCGCCGGCGGCACCACCACCGGCACCTACGTCATGAACAATGGCGACGGCTTCACCACCTTTGGCTGGGCCACGCCGATCCGCTTCAACCAGAACCAGGCGCTGATGTGGCGCAAGAACGGTCAGACCTACGCCATGGGCCTGGGCGTGACCAGCAACACGTTCTACTGGATCCGCTCCACCGCCGAGGACGCCAGCGCCGCGCCGACCTACCCGATGTATCTGGACGCGAGCGGCAACCTGACCGCCAGCGGCAACATCACCGGCTTCTCCGACGAGACCCTGAAAACGGACTGGGCGCCGCTCGCCGACGACTTCATTGCGCAGCTGGCCCGGGTCAAGCACGGCACCTTCACCCGCATCGACAGCGGTGAACGGCAGGTCGGCGTGGGCGCGCAGTCGCTGCGCGCGGTGCTGCCCGAAGCGGTGCTGGCGCCGGCCGACCCCGACAGCCCGCTGCCGGAGGTGCTGTCGGTGGCCTACGGCAACGCCGCGCTGGCCGCCGCGGTGGCGCTCGCCGGCGAAGTGCTGGCGCTGCGCGAGCGCCTGGCCAAGCTGGAGGCCGCCCAATGACGCTACCCGCCAGCGGCCCGCTCAGCCTGACCGACGTGGCGGCCGAGCTGGGCCTGAGCGCGACCGGGCTGTCGCTCGGCCACCAGTGGGTGCGCCAGCTCGCCGGCCAGCCGTATGGCTCGGGCACGCCGGTGTCGTACAGCGGCCTGCGCGGGCAGAGCGCGCAGTTCACCGGCAACGTCACCTTCACGATGTCGAGCTCGAACTACGGCTTCGTCAGCAGCGGCTCGTTTGCGTGCCCGTTCTTCGGCGCCAGCACCGCCTCGATCAACAACCAGGGCGACTTCAGCGGCAGCACCCCGGAGCTGGTGTTCGCGCAGGCGCCCAACTGGGTCGGCAACATCATCCTGATTAACAACGGCGTCGGGCAGACCACGCTCACCAAGGTCAACGCCACCACCTGGCGCGGTGTCGGTCAGAACGACACCGTGCCAGGGGGCGCGCTGCCGGGCGGCGGCACGATTACCAAGACCATGCTGATTCGGCCGGCGTAGCCGACAAAACGCGCGCATCGCCACTTTTCTGCGCGCAATTCCGTTAAACTGCGGGCGTACTGCGGCGGGTCTCCTCTCTCTCTCGCTGCGCCGCGGTGCCCATGACGATAGCCCCCAGCCGTCGCCATGCCCATGAACGGAAGGCGCCGCGCTCCGAGGCTTTTCGTTTGAGGCGTGGTGATTGCTGGGGGTTCATGGTTATGGGGGTTGGAAAATGGCGGTCATCAAGGTAACCGGCTTTCAGGGCGAGATTCCGCGGCTGATTCCGCGGCTGCTGCCCGACAGCGCGGCGCAGCGCGCGACCAATGCGCGGCTCGAATCGGGCGGCCTGACGCCGTACCGCAAGCCCAAATTCATCGAGCGCATCACCTCGCCCGCCGCCGACGTGCAGACCATCTACCGCAACGGCACCACCTGGCTCGCGTGGGACAAGCTGGTCTACGTCGCGCCCGGCCCGGTGGCGGCCGACCGGCTCTATGTGTTCGGCGATGGCGCGCCCAAGATGATCGTGGCCGGCACCACCTACCCGCTTGCTATGACCACGCCGCCGACGGCGCTGACCGCGACCCCGGGCGGCTCCGGCAGTGGCGACGTGTTCACGCGCGTCTACGTCTATACCGAAGTGACCGGCTTTGGCGAGGAATCGGCGCCGTGCCCGGTGTCGAATCAGGTCAACTGGCAGGCCGGCATGACCGTGACGCTGTCGGGCTTTCGCGCGGCGCCGGCCGGGCGCAACATCACCACCCAGCGCATCTACCGCTCGCAGACCACGCTGTCCGGGACCGAGCTGTTCTTCATCGCCGAGCGCGCCGCCAGCACCGCCAACTATGTCGATTCGGTGCCGATCAACGACTTTGCCGAGCCGCTGCCGTCGCTGGGCTGGACCCCGCCGCCGGACGACCTGACCGGGCTGATCCCGCTGCCGGGCGGCATGATGGCGGCGTTCCGTGGCAAGGAGCTGTGGTTGTGCGAGCCGTACCAGCCGCACGCGTGGCCCGACGGCTATGTGCTGACGATGGACTATGACATCGTCGCGCTGGGCGCCTACGGCTCCACCATCGTGGTCGCCACCAGCGGCCAGCCGTACATCGTCAACGGCCAGAGCCCCGATTCGATGGCGCAGGAAAAGCTCGAGCTGAACCTGCCGTGCATCAACCCGCGCGGCATGGTCGACCTCGGCTATGCGGTGGCCTACCCCTCGCACGATGGCCTGGTGGTGGCCAGCTCGTCCGGTGCGCGCGTGGTCACCGACCAGCTGATGGCGCGCAACGACTGGCTGCGCACCAACCCGGCCGCGTTCGTCGCCGAGCAGTTCTATGGCCGCTATCTGGCCAGCTACACCTATACCGACCCGTCCGGCACCGTGCTCGAGGGCTCGTTCATCATCGACCTGACCGGCACCGAGGCCGCCATGCTGCGCACCGCCTACCGCGCCGATGCGGCGTGGTACGACATCGAGAGCGGCGCGCTGTTCCTGTGTCTGGGCCAGGACATCTACGAGTGGGACGCCGAGGGCCAGGAAAACGAGGTGCTGAGCTGGCGCAGCAAGACCTTCATCCTGCCCAAGCCGACCAACTTCGGCGTGATCTTGGTCGAAGGCACCACCAACACCACGCCCGAGGAGGAGGCCGCCATCGAGGCCGCGCGCCAGGCCGCGCTCGCTGCCAATGCGGCCGTGTTTGGCGATCCGAGCCTCGGCGGCGACGTCAACGGCGCCGCGGTCGGGATGAGCGGCGCGGTCAACGAGATGGCGGTCAACCACGACATCCTGAACCGCGTCGGCGAGCCGCGCTATGTGTCGGTGTCGGTCTATGCCGGCGGCCGGCTGGTGTGGAGCACCGACCAGCTCAACGTGGTCAGCCGCCTGCCGTCCGGCTTCAAAGAGCAGCAGTGGGAAATCGAAGTCAACGCCAACGCCGACATCGCGCAGGTGACGCTGGCCGGCACCGCCCAAGAACTGATGGAGGCCTGACATGGCACGCGGTGATATCAACTCCTCGAACCTTGGCCAGAACGAGCGCGGCGGCGCGCTGTCGGACCGCGCGGTCGAAGTCTCGGTGCTGCGCGTGCTGCAGAACCGGCTCGGCCTGACCCTGACCATCATCCAGAAGATGCAGGAGCTGACCGGCGACCGCTTTGCCACCGACACCAAGACCACGCGCCCGCGCGCGGCGGTCCGGCGCGGCGACTTCGATACCGTTGGCCGCATAAAGGAGCTGAAATCGGTGAAGTTGAGCGCAGCACCGACCGCCGCCGATTACAATGCGCTACGCGATGACGTCAAGCAAATCTTTGAGGCGCTGGAAGGGGTCGTGACCGCGCTGAATGACGCATTTCGCACCTGATGACAGACGAAATCGATAAAATGACAGCATTTTCTTGCAAAGGTGCCGTATGAGCCGGCTGGTGTACGGGGACGATGACCGCTGTCTGACGTGGGCTGCCGCGCGCATCGGCGTGCCCGCGTTCCGCACCGATGCGGTGGCCATCGGGCTCGAGCGCGACGGCGCGCTGGTGGCGGTGTGTGCCTTCGACGGCTTCAGCGCGGTCGACGCCAACATGCACATTGCCAGCGATGGCAGCCGCGCGTGGCTGAGCCGCGCCTACCTGACCGCGTGCTTTGCCTTTCCGTTCATCCAGTGCGGGCTGCGCCGCGTCACCGGGCTGGTCCCGGCGACCAACCGCGACGCGCTGCGCTTCGATGAGCATCTGGGCTTTCGCCGCGAGGGCTACCACCGCAGCGCCGACCCGCGCGGCGGCGACCTGATTTCACTCGGCATGCTCAAGGAGTGGTGCCGCTTCATCCCGCAGGAGCCATCCCAATGACGCCACGCGCTGCCGCCCTGCTGGGCATTCCCGACCTGCCGCTTGAGGCATTCCAGCCGCGCGGCCCGCGTGGCATGGCGCTCTACAAGAAGGGCGGCGGCGGCCCGGCCCCCGCACCGGACCCGGCGGTCGGCCAGGCCGCGCTCGAGGAAATGCAGCTCGGCCGCGACTGGCTGGGCTTTGCCCGGGAGCAGTTCGCGCAGGGCAACGTGCGCCAGGAGCAGCTCGATGACCTGACCGCGGCGGTGCAGCGCCAGCAGATGGCGGCACAGGACGAGAACATGGCCAACGCGCGCCAGGACCGCGCGCGTTACCAGACCGTGTTCCAGCCGATGCAGGATGAGTTCATCCAGACGGCGAAGAACTACGACAGCCCCGAGCGCCAGGCGCAGGTGGCCGCCGAAGCGCAGGCCGACGTGCAGCGCGCCGCCGCGACCCAGCGCGGCACCACCGGCCGGCAGATGGCGGCGATGGGGCTGAACCCGACTTCCGGGCGCTATGCCGGCGTGACCGCGGCGCAGGACACCGCCACCGCGCTCGCCTCGGCCGGCGCGGCCAACAACGCGCGCCAGCAGGTGCGCGACCGCGGCCTGCAGCTGCGCGCCGACGCGATCAACATGGGCTCCGGGCTGCCCTCGAGCACGGCGAGCAGTTACGGCATCGGCCTCAACGCGGGCAACTCGGCCACCGGCAACGCGATGCAGGCCAACAGCAACTGGCGCTCCAACGTCGGCATCATGGGCCAGGGCTTTAGCGGCGCGATGCAGGGCCTGCAGGGCGGCGCCGGCGTGCTCAACAACCAGTACAGCACGCAGGGCAGCATCTGGAGCGCGCAGCAGCAGGCGGCCGCGGCCAACAGCGGCGGCATGATGAGCGGGATTGGGGCGATTGCCGGCGCCGGTATCATGGCCTTTTAACCGGAGAGAGAGCATGGAAGACGTGATCGAGCGGCATGAGCGCATCGCGCTGCAGTTTTCGGGGGGCAAGGATTCGCTGGCACTGCTGTACCTGCTGCGCGAGTTCTGGCCCAAGCTGACCGTGTACTGGCTTGACACCGGCGACGCGTTCCCCGAGACGCGCGCGCTGATGGATGAAGTCGCGGCGATGGTGCCGCATTTCGCCGTGGTCCACGGCGCCCAGCCCGAAGTCATCGCCACCTTCGGCCTGCCGTCGGACTTGGTGCCGGCGAGCCATACGCCGATTGGCCTGAACGCGACCGGCAACCGCGGCCCGCTGATTCAGGACCGCTATTCGTGCTGCATGCGCAGTCTGATGCTGCCGCTGCACGCGCGCATGCAGGCTGACGGCATCACGCTCGTCATCCGCGGCCAGAAGGACGCCGACCGGCTGCGCGCGCCGATCCGCTCCGGCACGGTCGAAGACGGCATCGAGTACCTGTTCCCGCTCGAAGGCTGGGACGACGCGCAGGTGTTCGCCTATCTCGCGGCCGAAGGGGTCACGCCGCCGCGCTTCTACACGCTGATGGCGGCCAGCCCCGACTGCATGACCTGTTCGGCCTACTGGGAGGAGGGGCGCGGGCGCTATCTGGCCGAGCACCACCCCGAGGCCTATCAGGAGTACCAGCGCCGCCTGAACGTCATCTCCGACGCGACCGCCGACGCGATTGCGCACTTCAACGCGGAGATTGGCTGATGCGCTGGGGCCCGGCGGAACTGGCGCAGCTCGAGGCGGCCACCGCGCTGGCCTTGGCGAGCGGGCACCGCGTGCTGCAAACGCACCGCCTCGCCCCGAGCGACCGCGAGCACGTGCGCCTGCTGCTGGACTGGCTCGCGCCGCCGCCGGGCGCGCTGGTGCTCGATGCCGGCTGCGGCGTGGGCGAAGTCGCGCGCATCATGACCACGCTGCGCCCGGACCTGCATTGCGTGCTGGCCAACATCAGCCCGCTGCAACTGGCGCGCTGCCCGGTCGGCCCAGCCTTCACGCACCTGCACGCCAACTGCGAGGCGCTGCCGCTCGAGCCGGCCACGGTCGATGCGGTGATGTTCCACAGCGCGCTCACGCAGATGAATGCGCGCGCGGCGCTGGCCGAGGCCGCGCGCGTGCTCAAGCCCGGCGGCGTGGTGTCGCTGTTCGAGATGGCGCACGCCGGCGCCGACCCGGATGCGTTCGAGGCCGCCACCAGCGCACGCGTGCATACCGTGTCCGAGCTGATCGGCTACGGCTTCGAAGCGGGCCTGAACGTGCGCGCGGTGGACACGCCGCCGACCGATGACAGCCAGTTCCGCGCGGCGTTGCGCGAGCGCGGCCAGCAGGCCTTGATGGCGCCGGTGTTTGCGGTACTGATGCGCTTTGTGAAGGGGGCAGGATGAGCGAAGGCGAGCCGCTGGACTTTTCCGGTGCCAGCGTAGAAGACAGCCTGCGCCGGCTGCAGGAGGACCGTGAACGGCAGGAGGCCGAGCAGCGCGCGCGCGACGAGGAAACCCGACGCATGCGCCCGCCGGCGCAGCAGTCCAGCGGCAACATGAACTTCAACCCGTCAATGTTCGCCGCCGGCGGCGGTCTCGGCGGTGCCGAGCTCGGCGGCGCCGGTGCGGTCACCGGCGGCAGCGCACTCACCGGCGAGGCCGGCGGCGCGGCCGCGGCGAGCTACGGCGGCGGCGCGGCGTCGTCGGTGCTGCCCGGCATCAT